GGCTTCTGCGGTATGCAGACCATCAAGACCTTGCAGAAATTCCTCGGAGTTTCGCAGGACGGCTATTTCGGCGGCAAGTCCGTGCTTGCATGGCAGAAATGGCTTAACAAACAATAAGCCCACTCAAGGTGGGACTCTTCATATTGTCCTCCTTTCGGCGGCCTCTCAGGGTGAGCATTTCGCTCCCTTGGGGGGCTTTTTTTATTGCTCACGCACACGAATTGCACACGGCATTTTCGGAAATGCCTATATCATAGGTGCTATTGAGAAGGTAACAAGGGGTTCGAATCCCCTATGGTCCATAATTTTGGGAGGTAGCTAAAACAGCCGCCTCCCTTCGTTTTCGCCTATTTTATAGGCATTATTGGCATTTCAGATTTGAAAGGATTATTTCAAATTTGAAAGGATTATTTCAAAATTTTAATATCTCGTGCACACGAAATGCACACGAATTATATTGCATCCATAAATGAGCGCAATTTCTTCTGCGCTTCTGTCTTTTCCACTTCTGCAAGGTGGGTGTAAATTTTCTGTACGACATACGGATTAGCATATCCGCCGTATTTCATCGTCATCATCATCGAGATACCGAGATAGTAACACAGCGAAACAAACGAATGACGCAGACCGTGCAGACCGATCTCCGGAAGGCCGTTCTCACGGCATAACCGTTGGAATCTGTCTCCGATCGTGTCCGGAGCGCAATCAAGGTCCAGCGGCAGCACCTTCAGCCGGTCAACGAAGATCGGGACCATCCTGCGGCTCTTTGATGTCTTATTAGCTTGCCGTGAGACGTATGTATTCGCCTCAGATTTGACGATTGAGCCACGAACGTAAATATATTCGTCTTTGATGTCAGAATCTGTCACAGCGAGCATTTCAGACTTACGCAGTCCGTGCAGACACAGAAGGAACTGCGCTTCGTTCTCATGTCCTTCGATGAGATTGACGAACCTCTTTATCTCTTCCGGTTGAAAGAACTCATGCTCTTCCTGGATAAGCTGTGGCATGGTCACACGGGGCAGTGGTACGTTGTTCGCTTTCAGGACGGCTTTTATCAGTCCCCACGAATTATACAGAGTTTTCGTTGATACGCTCGGAGCCTCTGCATTGACTACTTCCTGCCATCTGATCCGGTCCGCGATTGGCGCGTGCATGACCGTCCGGAACCGATTCCGCTGTATTACGCGGTATCCTGCGATGGTAGACGGTGACAGCACGTTGCCACGCTCCGCGATGTATCTATCTATTGCTTCGTGGAGTGTCAGATCGGGAATGTCCGCGTCCATCATCATCATGGCGGCGCGTTCTGCCTCGTAAGCAGTCGGACGAGTCACGCTCTTGCGCTTGCCGTTCACGACATACTGACAGCGGTAATTTCCAGAAGGGAGTTTCTTGGCGTTCATACCATCACCCCTTTATGCCTAATATCGAGCGGATTCCAGCTTTTACATCTTCAGAGGCATTATGATAGGCATTAAGCAGCCTAATGTCGTTTGGGTCCGATACAACGATCTCTTTCAAGTCAGATCGGCTATATTCTGCATCGAATCCCAATAAATATGACGGAGCACACTCAAGAACCTCCGCCATCTGCATGATAACAGTGCGCTTGACGTTTTCCACCCTGCCGTTCTCATACTTGGCAATCGCGGACTTCTGGAGTCCTAACTTCTCTCCGAGTTCCTCTTGGGTCATCCCCATCGCCATGCGGCGTTCTTTGATTCTATCCGACATATTCATAGGTGGCACCTCCTCTTTGTGTCTTGATTTTACAGCTATTTACACCCATTTGCAATATATACGGCAAAAAGTGTCTAAAAAATCAATATTTGTTGTTGACATTAGTATCTTGAACCTTTATACTGAAAGTGTCTTGAAAAGACACACAACAGAAAGAGAGGGTTAAAACATGGCACAGAAAGATTTGAGAATCGGCAGCATCTTAAAAGACCTCAACGGAGAAGAGCATACTGTTATCCGCTTTGAAGGTATATTCACAGTCACATCTTACGGCAAGGGTGAGAACTGGCTCGTTGACAGCCAGCTGAAGCATGAAACCCTTGTTAAGTATTGAAGAGAGGAGGCACCATGAACAAAAACGAACTTGAAGCGATGATGAAGAGGCACGGAGACACCGGCGGCTCCCTTGCGGAATACTTGGGAGTCACCCGGTCCACCTTCTCGGCAAAGCTGAACGAAACCAACGGCAGAGAGTTCACCCAGGGCGAGATCACGAAGATAAAGACCCGGTACGGACTCAGCGCAGACGAGGTTGATTCGATTTTTTTTGCCGTGAAAGTGTCCTAATAAGACACCGGAGGGCGAGCGATGCCATACAAGAAGGATAAGCGGCCTTGGGCCGGTCTTGATGAACTAATCGCATCGCGGAAGATCGGACAGGCAAAGCTGGCAAAGATAATCGGATGTTCAGAGGTCACAGCATGGCGGCGGCTGAATGACATCGGAGAACTCCGGATCAAGGACCTATACGCAATCATGAACGCCGCACACATAACGAAAGAGGAGGTTTCAAGGAAATTATGAAATGGACAACAGCAAGAGTAGCAACACTTATCAAGGAACTGTACGATCTGGACAGCGGAGTCAAGTTTGAACAGGTGGTTTACGGCAGCCTGAAGAACGAAGCGATGGAAAAAGGGAACGAAGCGGACGAACGGAAGTGGCAGGAACGTCTCGACAAGTACATGGAAGTCCGGTCTGCCATCGACACGATCATCGAATATCTGGACGGCTGCGAGGTGCATTTATGAAGCGCGGCACGTTTGAAGCACTCTTTATATCCGCCCTGGCTTACACGGTGATTGCATCCGCAGCCATGCCCACAAGGGCGCAGGAGACGGTCGTATATCCCGTCAGACCGATGGAAGAGCGCAACGTGGACAGTTTAGTGGATAAGGCAAGAAGAGCGATATACACGCAAATACGAGCGTTAGCACAGGAGGAGAGAATTGGACGAGCAAATCATGATGCAGCTGATGGAGATAACCCGACAGCTTACGAAGATAGCGGAGACGGAACAGAAGATTTATTCGTTCCTGACTACGAACCGGCCGAAGCCGAAGACACCGGAGCAGTGGAAGACGGAGAAGCTGGAGCAGATACCGCCGATCCCGTACTGACCGAGTGGCAATACTACGGAAACTGTCGAATCACATTCTACGATACCGGAGCCTGTTGCTGCGGAGACTTTGCGAATGGCTACACGGCTAATGGTGAAGAAGCAATCGTAGGCTGGACCTGTGCAAACGGTGCTTTGCCATTCGGAACCATGGTGATGATTGACGGACAGGTGTTGTGCGTAACCGACAGAGGCGTAGGTGCAGATGAATTTGACATATTGGTAGGTTCACACGAAGAAGCTGAACAGAGAGGCCTTTATTATGCAGATGTTTACATCCTTAACTGAAGAATGGCGACCGGTTGCAGACTTCCCCGATTATGAGGTTAGCAACTATGGAAGGGTTAGAAGCCTTGACAGATATAGACGATATGCCGGGGGCAGGATGCGCCTTATAAAAGGTCAGCTTCTTAAACCACTCACGAACAAATATCGTGGAAAATATCTTCATGTAACTTTAAGCGATAAATGCAGACAGTCACACAGAGCTATTCACAGGCTTGTCGCGGAGGCGTTTATCCCTAACCCGGACAGGAAGGAACAGATTAATCATATTGATTGCGACCCAACAAATAACCGCGTGGAGAATCTTGAATGGGTAACGCCAAAAGAGAATGTGGAGTGGATGATTGTGTGTGGAAGACAGAGAATCACTACGGAGAAACCTGTGGTAGCAATCAATCCAGAAACAAACGAAACGCTCTATTTTAAGAGCACGAAAGAGGCGGAACGCTGCGGGCATACACGATCGGCGATATGGCGAGCCATTACCGGCGAGTACAAGACACACCACGGACTTATATGGAAGAACGCAACGGAGGTGTGAGATGTACTACGGACTGAAACGATGCGAGCAATACAAGACAAGCTGTCTGATGAACGTGGACGGCAAGTGCGTAGGACTGAACGATACGCGGTTTGAATACGCCTGTCCGTTCTACAAGAACCAGCGCGATATGTCCACCGCTGAGATAGAAACCTACGATGACGGTTGCATGAACGGCTTTAAGCCGAAGGAGAAGGAATGGTAGAAGTAATCAAAGACATCTGCAACAGCGGATCACCGAGGATGCACAGGCGGATCGTCCTCACCTGTGATGAGTGCGGAACCAATGTCCGCGAGCTGTATCGTCACAACGGCGAGGAGAAGTGCATGGACTGCCTGATGCAGGACTTAATGGATGACGGGACGATTGAGTACGTCTCAATAGGAGAATGACGGCCTCCGAAAAGACCGCCACTCTCGATACACACAATATTCAATGGTGATTATATCACCGGAAAGGATGAAAAGCAAATGACATTTAAGGATTTACAGTCCGTCAATGCCGCGCTCGGCACGATGGACATCAAGGGCAAAAACTATGTGCTTGTCAATGAGCGAGTAAAAGCGTTCAGACAGCTCTATCCGGAAGGGACTATTGAGACAGAGCTTGTCTATGACGCGGACGGCGTGGCCACGATGAAAGCCACGGTCAGTATCGGCGATCTTGTGCTTGCGACAGGGTACGCACAGGAGAAAGAGGCAAGCAGCTATATAAACAAAACAAGCTACATAGAAAACTGCGAAACGTCCGCCGTAGGCCGTGCGCTCGGATTCCTGGGGATCGGAATTGATACATCCATCGCAAGCGCAGAAGAGGTGGACACGGCGGTCAAGATGCAGGAAGGTTCGCAGAAGATCAGCAAGAAGGACGCGGCGATCATCGTGAGCGTTTTGGAAGATGAGGGCATTGACTGTGCGAAAGTATGGGAGCTTTACAAGGTCAACGCCGCCATGGACCTGTCAGAGCTTCAGCTCACCAATATCAAGCAGAATATCAGAAAGCTGAAAGAACGCTATGGAAAGTAAAGCGATGTTGCACAGCGTCACGCGTGACTTCAAGACCAATATGCCGATAGTTTCATTTATTTGTTATTCTCCTTGGAACCCGGAGGCGGACTTAAAAGGTGAGTTACGGCTCACCGTCCGCCGATGGAGAGAGAGACGGTCACTCGATGCAAATAAGCTGTTCTGGCACTGCGTTGGGGAAATAGCCAAAGACAGGCGTGCAGACAAGTGGGAGATATATCTGTTCCTTCTCAGGCGATACGGCAAGTACACATACATCTGCGTAAAGCCTCACGTTGTCGAAGCCGTCAAGAAACAATGGCGCGAGGTTGAAGAGATCGGAGAGATTGAGATCAATGGCGAAAAGGCGGTACAGCTGCTTTGCTACTTCGGATCATCAACCTACGACACGGAAGAGTTCTCCGCACTGTTGGACGGCACGATGTCAGAGATGCGTGAAATGGGCCTTACTCCGCCAGCGGATGAGGATATAGTCAGGAGTCTGAAAGAATGGGAAAAGATTACGAAAAAAGCATAATGACGGATGATCTGGACACCTGTTACATCTGCGGACGCGATCGGACACAGTTCCATCATGTTTTCGGAGCCAGCAACAGGAACCACAGCACAGAGGACGGCCTTTTCATTCCGGTCTGCGCTGAGTGCCACCGGAAGATACACAAGTTCAATCCTATTGCTCTGAAGCAGGAAGGTCAGCGGTGCTATGAAAAGACTCACAGCCGTGAGGAGTTTATGAAGCGTTACGGTAAAAATTATATTTAGGGGGCCGTTGAGAAGGGATTCCCGGAATCGTTTCTGTCACGACAGCGGCCTCCTGAAAGGGGGATAAATATGACACAGACGCAGAAGATATACAAATACATGAAGCAGTACGGCTCGATCACTCCGCTGGAGGCATTACAGGAGTTCGGCTGCATGAGGCTTGCGGCGCGGATCTCCGATCTGAGGCACATGGGAGTCAAAATACAGTCTAAAAACGCCTCATCCGTCAACCAGTACGGCGAGGTAGTGCATTTTGCGAAATATCGTTTAGTAGAGGATTGGCATGAACAGTAAGCGCAAGGGGACTCGCGGAGAAAACGAGCTGGCTCACGTTCTGCAAGAGTACGGATACGACACCAAACGGATGCAACAGTTCGCAGGTGGCATTGACTCTCCGGACGTGAGCGGCTTACCCGGTATCCACATCGAATGCAAAAGAGTAGAGAAGTTAAACATCATGGACGCTTATCGGCAAAGTGAGCGAGACGCAGACGGCAAGGCGATACCGGCAGTATTCCACAGGCGGAACCGCGAGCCGTGGATGGTAACTATGAGTTTAGACGATTTTATGAGGATTTACAAAGCATGGCAG